ATTCTTTCAGTGTTCAAATAATAATAACCCAATGCCATTAGAGTTTCTTTATCTATTGATTTTGGTGTTATTAAAGAATACTTTGATACTGCAATCATTTCTGCTCGTTTGTATAACTTTTTAAAATTTACCCCATCTTCATCAAATCTTAAATCATACATATCAATTATATCTTCATAATCATATTCCAACAGTTGTTCACGTGTTTTTGGATATAGATTGTCTGTTTTGGTATCTAATTTTTCTGCATCAACTTTATTCAAAAAACCAACAGTTTTTAATCCAGTTTTTTCTTCATTTGGTTCTTTTGGTTTTTGTTCTGGTTTTTTTTCTGCTTTATCACCCGCATCACCTTTTGGTTTTTCTTCATCAGAAGTTGCAGAATCTTCTTTTTTTGAATCATCGGTTTTAATTTCTTCTTCAGAATCAGTTGATGTTTCTTCTGAAGAAGTTTCTTCTTCTTCTTCTTTTGTAGTTTCTTTTGGAGCAGATTTTTGATGTTTTGTTGGATCAAAACTTTTTTTACTTATGTAATACGACTTTCCACTTTCTTTATTAACAACAAGCATTTTTTTAGGATCTTCGCTTGCAGGTTTTTCGTCTTCTTCTGATAACGAAAAAGACCTTTCCAGGTTTTCAATAACTTTCCGTGTTTCGTCACGGATTAGTTTTTCAATACTAGCAAAGGTCATTTTATCTCCATTAAATGTTTTCTGAATCGAGTTTTCTCTGTCTTCTTACAGCAGCATTTCTTTTTTCAGATTTTCTTTTTGATGGTTTAATATATTCCATGTGGTTTTTATATTCTTCAAGAATACCGGCTTCCTTTACCTTACGTTTAAATACCTTAATCATTGTATCTACATTCATTCCACCTGCCTTAACTTTAACATGAGCAGGTTTTGAACTGGTATAAACTCTGTCTGACATAACCATTTTTTCCTTTATTTTTTTATTTCGTAAAATGTTCCGAGTTGTTTACCTATGTTCTCGTAGATAGACTCCAGGGTTCTTTGTAATTTAACAATTTTTTCCGATATTTTTTGAAATTCATTTACAGATTCTCTCAATCTTTTTGAGTTTCTTCTATGTGATACACCTTCAAACCAATCGCCAGACTCCTCAACCATGTTTTTACTTGCAAATTCAACAAGTCTTTTTATTTCAGAAACTATTTCTGGTAGTGCCTTTGAACGATGAACTACCTCTCTGTATTGATTGTATTTTGAAATTGCCTCAATATATTGTTGTTTTTGTTCAGATGTAAGAACTTTTGTACTAAATTTTTCGTTCATTACTTCTTGAACAGCATCCGAAACAAGTTTATTTATTTCTTCTCTTGTCATTGATGTTTTTGTTTCACCAACTTTTTTAGGAAGACCTTTATGTGATGTTCTAGCATATTTTTCTAATTCTTTTTCAGACATTGATGACGCCAAATCCTTTACAGATTTACTAACATCACTTGAAGCAACTTTACCTCTTTTGTAAGAGAGTGCAAGTCCCATTAACTTCTGTTGCTGTTGTGATAATGCCGGCATCGTTATCTTCCATCAAATATACATTCACAAACATTACCAATTTCACAAATAATGTTTGTTATATTATTGTGGATGCGATTTATTTTAGGATCTATTTTTGCAATTGTTGAAGTTGATATACCTTCTGTAATCAATTCTTCATGTAAACCTTCTTTCATTCCTTGTGGATACATAAATGCACCATGAGTTGATGGGTTTGAAACAAAATCCCAACCAATCAATTCAAAATCATCTTGAACTTCAACTGTGCTTTCACTTATTTCTTCAACAGAACCTAAACCTCTTGATGATATTCCAAGACGAATACCCGCATCAAGAAGTTGTTTTAGGATATTTCCGGATGGTGTTGGTAGTATCTCAACTGTTCCAACTACATCATTACCTTTCCAATCTACACCGAGAACATTATGTGAAACATTACGAAGATTGATAACCGATGAATCTGGATGATCAAGTTCACCGAGCGCACGATTTTCTTTTATTTGATTTTCGGTATACTTCTTAACTTCACGCATTAAAATCTTTTTAGGATATACTCTACCATTTTGATTTTTTACTTCAGCTCTTTGTAAAACACCCGAAACTATAACTTTACCGTCATTTTTCTTTTCAGATTCGGTAATCATTTTTGGATTTACATTAAAAAGTATGGTGTCTACGAGTAGTTCTTTCATTTTTATGCACCTAATTCGTTAATCTTTTTTGTAATTCTATTTATTCTTTCGGATATTTTTCTCAATCTAGTCATTGATTCACCCCAAAGAGTTCTTTGATCAACATTCATTTCTGTTTTTAATCTCAATGCATGTTCAACAACTCTTTCTACTTCGTAGATTGTTCTATTTATATTCTTAATTGAATCATTTATTTTTCTGTTTGAACTTCTTGTTTCATCCGTTCTAAAATCTTTATATGTTCCTTCCGAAATTAAACCCATTGCCTGTTTGTAGGTTGATTCATAATTTTTCTTTTTTGTTTTAGGAACAAGTTTATATCCATAAACTTCTGCAGTTTCTTTGTTGTGTTCTTCAAAATCTTCTTCACTCTTAGCAAAAGCATTTGGCGTTTGGTATCCGGGAACACCAGCAGTTGTGCTCATTTCATCTAATGATAATTCTTCTGCAAACTGACGGTATTCTTCTGATTCTTTTAATTTTTTTATGAAAGACTCTACATTCATATATTACCTAATCATTTGATTACGAATTAAAACATATACGGTTCCACTATCCACCGTTACACTCTGTAATGATAATTCGTGTATAACTGCAGCAGTGCTGGCCATAGCAGAAAGTGGAATGGTCCCACCTAAAGACAATGATGCAGTTCCCGTAGTTCCATTTGGTACAATTATACCACCTGCACCAAAATTAGAGGAAGTAAAAGTTGTAGTTCCGGTTTCACAAGTTATTGATTGAAAGAATTTTCCAGGATGCCCCTTTCTTTCAAATTCACTTGCCTGTGAAGCAGGAAAATTATATGGGTGTATTTGATTAACTGCCATTATTTACTCCATGATAAATCGTCTATTAAACTGTAATAACGAAGTAGAGCAGAGATATGATTTTCTTCTACTTTCTTTATCGTTTCATATTCATCCAAAAGTCCTGCAACTTCTTGTAATTTTATTTTTAGAGATTTGTCTTTTACCCTATGCATATTTTTTGTAAACAATCTTTTTATAGTTACCGCTTCTGTTTGAACAAGAGACTTTAAGTTATTTGTATTACTAACATTTTCTATGTATTCTCGTAATAATACCTTTTGTGATTCCGTTAAATTACTATATTTTGCATTAAATTTTTCAACAAGATACTTGTAAGCCATCAAACGAACTTCTTTTGGTTCCTGTGCAATAGCAACATCTTCGGTTATTACGGATGTATTTTGTTTTGATGTTATACTTTCAAGTATGGTTATACGAGACTTTGTAATTTCAACTGGATTATCCAATTCATTATATTCAAAAACTTTGTATACGGAAGCAAGAAGTTTGTAATTTTGAACTTTTGTTTGAAAAAATGTATCAATATCAAAGTTTTCTTTGATTGATTTTATCAATTCATACTTTTCGTTCTGTAATTTATGTTTGTTTAATCCACGTCTTGCTTTCAATACTGCCTCTATTAACATATTTGCCTTTGTGTCTGACTTTAATTTTTCATCACAAAGGGTTTTATACAATTTATATTCTTTAATAAGTTCTGTGTTCTTATTAAAGAATTTTTTGAGAATCTGAATGGCAACAGATTCGTTGGAGGAAATGATGTCTGATGTTATTTGACGAGTCAATAACTCAAACAGCATTGCAGTATTTTTGAATTTAGAATGTTTAATTTTCTTCATTGTTCCTTATACCTGTTTATGTGCACTTTCATAGAATAAATATAGGCAATTTTACAATTCATCTAATAAATTGTTCTCATTCAACAAATTTGATTCATTTTCGTGTTTAATAGTCGGTTTAAGACTTTCCGATATTATTTTTTTTGTTTTAATCTTTATACCGGACATACTATCTATCAATTTACCTATATCACGGTTTTCAAGTGATAACGGTGAATTTCCTTTGTAATTTACTTTTGGTGAATTATTAACCTTCAATGTATTACCAATATCTTTCTTTCCGATTGGATCCCTGCCAAATGGACTGTTATCTGTTCCATAACTTAAATTCTTAGCAGGTCTACCAGCTCCAGGCCAACCACCTTCTGGAACTTCATTATCGGTTATCATTTTACTACCACCACGAATTTGCATACTTGCAATATCATGTGGTGTTCCAAATGACTCCTTTGTTACTGCTGGATCATTTCCTTCATTTTCAATTTGTTTTTGACGGAACATATGTTTAATATCTTCAAGAACTTCATTCTTTTCAAATTCTGCTTCGTCTTCTGAAAGGTTAAATATGTTTGAATAAATATATTTCAATGAAAATAGTTTCTTTTCTATCAGTGTTCCCGCCAAGTCCACTTTTTCTTTCATAAGAGCAACTTTTTCTTGTTCATATATGATAGAAGGTCCTGTTAATCCCAATTCAAAGTTTACCAAATCTGCATTTTCATATCCCTGTGAATATAGATGAACAATAGCAATCTTTGTCAATTCAGAAATCACAATTCTCTGTACTCTTTCTATTGTTCTAGCAAAACGAATATCAAGAGCGGCAAGTGTTGCCTTTCCTTCTATACTTTCATCATAGCCCAAATACGGTTTTGGAACTTTTAGGGCAGCAAATATTTTACTTTTAAGATATTCAATATCTTCAATTGCTTGATATTGTAAACCTGCAAGTGTTTCAATTTGTGTACCAGATTGTCCACCACGAACAGGAAGATAAAAGTCTTCCAAAAGATTTTGCATATTAAAACGGAGATTGTAGTCACCAGTCTGTTCATTGATAACGGGAGTCTTCTTCATTCTATTCATAAGGTTATTCATGTATTGGTCTACTTCAGCCGGTGGTATATTACCAATATCAACTTTGAAAATACGTTTTTCAGGAGCACGCATAATACGATGTATCAACATCGCATCTTCCATTAAAACTAGTTGTTTGTAAAGTTTACGAGCACCTTCTAAAATTGATTTACCATAAGGAAGATAATTAGTATCACCTAATAATCTAAAATGTGCCATTTCATAATTTTGAAATTCACCTCTACCAAGAGGACCTTCGTATACAAATTTTGTCATATAGATATGTTCCGGATCAGTTCCTTCTTCTCTTTGAACTTCATATGGTGAAAACGGAACAACATTTGTAACACCCAATTCTTCCTTTACATCCATATACAAATAAAAATCACCGTATTTACAAAGATTACGAATCCATGGCCAAAGATTATATTCTATATTAAGAACATCATAAAAAAGATTACGAAGAATTTTACGTATATTGTCATTGTCAGTTTTGATAGTTAAAACATCACCTTGATTATTTTTGAGTGTGCTTTCATCTGCATATATGTCAAGTGCAGATGATATTATGGCATCTGTGTCCATTGATTCATAATCAGTATAAAGATCTATTTTTGTTGCTGCGAATGAATTGTATTGATTGTATACTGATATTGGTGTTCCCTTTGTTCCATGTAATCTGCCATATCTATCAATAACTTTTGATGTGTGTGGGTTTCCATCACCTTGATAGCGAGCAGTATCAACAACTTTTAATTTTTTACCACCAACATTACGAACAACA